CTCTTTGCTTTACTCTATCCGGAATATGTACCAGAGCCTAATTCCGAGAGATGGAATAAATCGGAAATGGTCCTTCCCAATAGGATAAAGAAAAGAAGAGAAGCCTCTGTTGAATATGGAGGAGTGGGAGGAGCTTCAGAAGGACATCATTATGACCTCCATGTAGTAGATGACATGATTGGTCTGGGGGCACTTAACTCAGGGCATCAATCCGGTGCAGAGATGGCAAGGACTCGAAACTGGTTTTGGGGTTCAGAGAAAACCCTCCTACAATCAATGAAGGACTCAAGGGTAATAGTAGTTGGTACCAGGTACGCAGTTGATGATGTTTATGATGATATTATAGCAAGGTCTTATGTTAACACAGGTACACCGATAAGGGATTTTACCCCATCTGAGAAGGGTAAATGGCAGCTTTATTATCGAAAAGCAATAGAAGATGGTAAATCTATATTCCCTGAATCAATAACCATTGAAGGTTTAGAAGAAATGGCTGAAGATGATTACTGGACTTATGTTACTCAGTACCTTAATGATCCCCAAGCAGGGGGATTAGCTGAGTTTAATGAATATAGAATTAAGAAATGTTTCCTTGAAGCAGAATATCTGGTTGCTGGTGGTGGTCAGAAGGTTCTAAGATGGAATATAAGGTACTTATTCGGGGATGAAAAGTTAATTCCCTTGAGTTCTTGTTCGTTATTGCTCGCTTGTGACCCTGCTGCATCAGAGAAAGCTCTAAGTGCTAAAACCTCAAGATCCGCAGTTGGGGTAATAGCAACAGATGCAAATAATAATCATTTTATTTTGTCTATAAATGCCGATTTTGTTAAAGCAACCACCATGTTTGGGTGGATGTTCTCAGCACATGAAAAATTTAAGGACTATTGGACCGCAAGTTTCCTTGAAAGTCAGGGGGCATTTAAGGTATTAGCCCCTATCTTAAGAGAAGAGGAAGAAAGAAGGGGTATTCATTTGAATGTTAGACCTGTTTTTGTCTCGGGGGAGAAAGTAGCAAGAATTAGGTCAATATTGCAACCTGTTCTTGAACAAGGGAGGTTATTTGTGGATGAAAATTTTTATGACAAGATATGGGAAGAACAAAGGAGCTTTCCTCAGAGTCAGAAGAAGGATATATTAGATATGGTCTCTCTCGGGGTTAAAGCTTCGGTTAAACCTATGAGTGAGAGTGAAATTGCTGAGAAAAGAAGAGCAGAGAAGAGATTAAATTCCTTTCATAGAGGAATAACGGGTTATTAAGGGAGTGATGAATGAAGTATAGAAAGAAACCAGTAGTTATTGAAGCAGTACAATTAAGGTGGGATACTTGGAGTGAGATGTGTGACTTTATTAATGTGGGTAAATTGACAGAGGGCAAAGCCGAGGGTTCACAAGATGGTGAAAAGATAGGTTTAAATATCCCAACACTTGAAGGGTTAATGCACGCAGATGAAAATGATTATATCATCAAAGGTATTCAAGGTGAATTTTATCCTTGTAAACCAGATATATTTGAACAAACTTATGAGAAAGTTGAAGAGGAGTAAAAGATGAAAATTAAATTAGCATTAAGCACTGGAAAAGAAATTGAATTAACAGAGGAAGAATTGAATGAAATAAGAGGAAGTAAAGATTACACTTATTACCCATATCCTATTTATCCAACTTATCCGATAAATCCATGGACACATCCATATGTAACATATAATAATAAAACTGTTCCAGATACTTATATAAGTTTCTGTAAAATGGAGAATTAAAATGAGCGACATAATTAACACAGTAATAGAAGGTGAACTCGAAGAAGGAGTTGAAGGGGAATTTGATATAAACCCCGGAGCCAGTGGAATTTTAACTGAGGAACAAGAGAAAGAAATAGTTAAATACCTCCAAAGCGAGATTAAAGATGTAGAAGAATCTGGTGAGAGATCAGACTTTTTGGATAAAGTTAACAAATGGAGAAGGCAAAGAGAAGCAAGACCTAAGGAGAAGTTCAAAACATATCCCTGGAAGGGTTGTTCAAATGTAACTGTTCCTTTAGCCCTTACCAATGCTAATGGGATCTTTGCTCTTTTAAAGAGTAACTTGAGCAGGAGAATCCCATTCTGGCAAGTGGAAACCGATGATCCTAAATTAAAAGACCAAGCTGCTGCCCTTGAGAAGTTAATGGCGGTTTATGCTGAGAGCAGACAACATATGAGTTTAAGAAAAAAGAACAACACTATCCTTTATGATATGGCATCTTTAGGGACTCAATTTGTAAAGATCCCCTGGGTTGTGGATAAATGGAACTTTAAAAGACGAGGAGATGATGGTAATTTAGAAACAGTTTCAAAGAAAGTTAGAAACTCTCCGGGGTTAATTCCTATTAGATTGGAAGATTTCTTAACCCGAACTTACTGGGGTGATAACATTCAAATAGCACCTTGGATATCTCATAAGATTCATCTCCTTAAACATGAATTAAAAGCTCGGGAAGCTTCTGGAATATTTACAGGTGTAGATAGAATATTTAGTACCCCCGGGGACCAGATAGATAAGAACCGAGAGAAGGAAATGAAGCGAGTTGGTACTGAGCACTCTGAAACTGATGAGGCAACAGTTTATGACATTTATGAAATTTACCTCTATTGGGACACAGATGGTGATGGTATAGCGGAAGATCTTGTTATATGGCTTGAGCCGATTACTGGAACCATATTGCGAGTTGAATATAACGACCTTGGTATCAGACCGATTGTTAGGATTCCTTATTTTGAAATCCCCGGTGAACTTTATGCAATGGGCACAGGATGGATGACTGAGAATCTCCAGGACGAAATTGACACCTTACATAACATGAGAATAGATGGTACTCACATTTCAATGCTCCAAATGTATGCCTCAAGGAGAGGTTCAGGTTTGGGTCCAAATGAAGAGTTCTTTCCTATGAAACATATTCTACTTGATGATCCACAGAATGATTTTCAAACAATAAAATTTCCTGACATAGGTTATGGAACATTACAAGCTGAATTAATGAGTAAGGAATATGCAGATCGAGCAACTGGTTCTGCTGATGCTATGATGGGTTTTGAATCTAAGAGTGCTGGTACCAGAGCTACCTCAAGTGGTACTCAGTTTTTAGCACAGCAAGGTTCAAGGGTGTTTAATGCGGTATCAGAGAGTGTTGAGGATGCTTACTCTGAGATCGGGCAGATTGTTGTATTTCAAATTATTAAGAATAAAAACCTCTTAACAGATGAAGAAATAATTAAGTTAATGCCTGAGGGGATGATTGAGGATTTGAAAGAAGTTCTTAAGATGAAAGTTGAAGATATTCCAACTACCTTTAAATTTAGAGTTAAAACAACTGATGCTGAAAAAACCGAGGATGTTAGAAGACAATCTATCCTTACCTTATTTCAACTCTACATAACAGGTGGAGAAAAGTTACTTCAAATCGCTGGGATGATTTTTTCACCACAAGCTAATTTACCACAGGAAGTTAAAGATGTAGCAGTTAAATTTTATGTTGGAGGTACAAAACTTTTAGATGAAATAATGGAGTTCTTTGGAGAAGATGATAGATCAGATTTCTTACCATATATAAAGAACCTAGAGTATATGATGGAAACAATAGAGTCAATGAAAGATAATCAATTAAAATCAATTAAAACACAAACACAAAATGGAGGAATGAATGGACAAATTGGGAACGGACAGCAAGATAATAGAGGTCAGCAAACGATGGAAATTAACCCCGCAACTGGTGGAGGGGTTAATAGAGGCCAATAATTTAGGGGTTATTAAAATTTTAAAAATTTTAGTTGAGATTCATAATGGTCCAGCTCAAAGGTTATTGTTGAATAGTGATTCTGTAAATGAAATCATGAAAGCACAAGGGCAATTAAGAGGGTTCCGGAATCTTTTTGAGCAAATAGAATTGTTATTAAAGGAGTTGAGTGATGAAGAAATTAAATAGATTTTTTGCACCTGACACCGGTTTAAGTGGGAATGGAGGTGAAGAGATAATTGATATTGGGGCAGCTTTTGACCCCTCAAGTATAGAGGAGGAACTCTTTTTAGTTGAAGGAGTTGATGAAATTCCCCCTGAAGAAGAGAAACCACCTGAGGATTCACCTGAGGTTGCTGCTATGAAAGAGCAAATTGCAATTTTAAAAGCTAACAATGCCGCTTTAAGCACTCAAGTTGATCCAACTTTAGCTATGCAGAGATCAATTGAACAACTTGGGACTAATTTAAAACCTCAAGGTTCAGTGATTCCTCAGGTACCAGTTAAGAGTAAAGAGGAAATTCAAAAAGAGTTCAATGATAATTTTTATAATGATCCTTATAATAATTCATTGAAACTTCAGGAAGAGAAATTTGCTCCTTTAATTAATTCTTTACTAACAACTAACTCAAGATTTGCAAAACAGTTTCTTATGTTAGATCCAGATAAGAGCAAGATTTATGCCAAATATCCAGACGAGATTGATCAAGTTTATTCAACTCTTCCTAAGGAGAAGCAATTTCAAGACCCTAATGCTTACAAAGAAGCAGCGGATATAGTAGCATCCAGGCATATCTCTGACACTATGGAGGAAATGAAAGCTCAAATTAGAGCAGAATTGAAAACTGAAATGAGCGGTGAACCTAAACCAGGAATAGTTCCTAAACCAACTTATTCCGAAGCAGGTATCAACCCTGGAACAAAGAAGACAGTTCGCAATGTATTACCCGCTGAAGTTTGGAAACGTGCTGCTCTTATGGGAATACAAGGTAACGGTAATGCAGAAGATAAAGCAAGGGTATTTACCGCTTGGAAGAGTGGTAATTTTAAAGTTCCCGGTTTAACTAATTAATTAAGGAGATAAAAATGAATAATGAGATAATAAAACCAAATGATAATGAAGTAGTTCTCGGAGGAGAAGAGGTAACTAAAGTTAAAGAGGTGATTAAAGAGAAACCAAAAACCTCTAAAGTTGAAAAAAACTCAAAAGAAGTCCGTATCTCTATTGACAATGGTATAGAAGATATAGTACAATACCAAGATGAAGGGTATAGCATATTTTTTAAAGACACCGCTGAAGAGTTAGTACAGTTAACAGAGGATGAAATTAAGGAATTAACTCCACTCAACAAACAAAAATACACCTTAGCCTGTGGTATTCGTTATCAAACCCTTCGCTTGGATGATGTGAAACATGCTAATAAGTTTTTTAAACCTAGAGCTGGTTTTGCCTCTGCCACTGATCGGTTAGAAATTCGAGGTGGTGATTCAAGTATGCACCGTTTCTGGAAGCGTCCTGATGAACTCCAGAAAGTAGCTTATGAAGGTGGTAGGGTTTGTAAAGATCCTAGTGTAGTAACCTTTGGTGGAGTTGATGTGAATGGTAAATCCTTATCAGGATCAAGTGTACATGAAATCTCTGCAAATGGTGAAGTTGAATTAGTTCTATGTGAAACTTCTAAGGAGAGTAATGATGCCCGGACGAAAGAAATAGAAACTAAGTCACAAAATAGAAATGCAGCTGTTGATGAGGCTGCTAGGACTGAAATTGCCAAACTAGGTGGTGCCACTAAGGACTTTAGTTAGGTAAAATTTTAAATAAGGAGAAAAGTTTATGGCAAATTTTAAATATGTTAAAGATTTGAACGGAATTCATAATCCTATGGTACAGATAGTTGCTCATGAAGCTGTAAAACAGGGTGATGCTCTAGTTTTAACTAGTAATCATACTCAGGTTGATGTAGCTGATGACGCTGGTGAAGCTATTTTTGGTGTAGCATCACATGATACTTCTATATTGGGTACAATTAATGTATTTCCATCAAGTGATGGAGCTGTGTTTACAGTACCAACTGTAACAACTGGTTATGTTGAAGCAACACATAAGTACACCTTTTGTGATATAGATACCTTTGTATCTGGAGCTATGGCGGTATTGCCAGCAGTAACTGGAAATGCTCAAATTCAGCTTTTAGGTTTAGTGGAAGGTGAAACATCTGGATCAGCTGGGAATTTAGTTTATGCTAAGTTTAATCTCAGATCAGGTCAGGGGGCTTAAGTATGGCTGGTTTTCAGTATGTTAAAGATCTTAATGGGGTACATAATCCATTGATTGCAGATACAGTTGGAACTACAGCTATTAAAGCTGGGGATGCTTTAATTGTTGGTGCAAGTCAGGAAGTTTTAATTCCTGCAACAGCAGCTACTGATCGGATATCAGGGGTTGCTTTAGTAGCAGGAGCAATTGGGGCAACAGCTATTTATGCACCTTCATCTGATAGTGCAATATTTACTGTAATAACAGTTGCAACAGCTTATACCGATGCTACTCATAGATACACAACTTGTGATTTAGCTGGATTCACTTCTGGGGCAATGACAATAACACCCGGTGCTGATACTAATCATCAAGTTCTTTTACTTGGTTTAGTTGAAGGTGAAACTGATGCTGAAGTTGGTAATAAAGTTTATTGTAAAATCTATCTTAGAGATGGATTAAATGATAATGCATAGTTTAAAAATTTTAATTAAGGAGATAGATAATAATGATTGCTAATACGAAAATATATGGAAACAACATTGATAGAGATATTTCTAAAGTCTTTTTTGATGATTACACAAGCTATCCTTCAGAACATGATAAGGTAGCTCATATTGCCAAAGCACCATCTGGTAATGATCTTACTGAAAGTGAACTCTCCCCATTGGGAAGTCTCTTTACAGTACCTGAAGGTCAGGGTGTTACATTTGATACCCCAGAACAGGGTAATAAAATAACCAGAACTTACACTAAATATGGTCTTGCATTCCAGGTTACTGAGGAAATGGTAGCTGATGATCTGCATGGTGATTTTATGCAGATGCCAGCTAAATTAGGAAAGAGTGCAGCTCAGAAGAAAGAAACTATTTTTTGGGATCTTTTTAATTCAGGCTTTGCGACTCACACTTCATGGGATGGGGAATATATTTTCTCTACTCATACTACCTTGAAATCTGGTGATTCAATTGTAAATGAAGGAACAGCTGCATCTCTCTCTGAAACCTCACTTCAGGCTGCTTTTGAGTATTATGATGGGTTAGTTGATGAAGCTGGTAATCCTATTATAATGAATCCAAATATGCTCATTGTACCAACAGAACTTCGATATACCGCTGGGCAGTTGATGAAAAATATGATGAACATAGGTTCAGCTAATAGGGATTTGAATACAGTTAATCCTGAGAATGGAATGGTTGATCCTTATAAACTCTTAGTTTCAAGGTACCTAACTTCAAGTACCGCTTGGTTTTTACTTAGTCCTGAGCATGACTTTAGATTTCTCTGGAAATCTCAACCTGTAATAGACTCTAAGGATGACTTCCTTACCAATAATGCTTTGTTTAAGGTATTTATGAGGTTTACAGCCTTTGCAAATAGATATAAGGGGGCGTACGGCAATATGGGCGCGTAGGTCTTGACTTTTAATCTCCTTTGTAGTATAATACTATAAAGGAGTTTTAATATGAGAGAATGTAAATTTTGTGGTAGAGAACTTAATAGGAAAAATAAGACTTATTGTTCAAGAGCATGTAGAAATCGTGATGTTGCTAGGATGCAATCAAAAGAAAAACCTAAGTATCCAAGAACTTGCGTTGAATGTGGTAAAGAGTTCATGTCAATGAGGCCACAAACTAAATATTGTTCAGAACAATGTAATTGGAAAGTACAAGGAAGAAAGAAAAGAGTTCCTTATAAAAAACCACAAGGTAAAGTCTGGGAAGAAAAACGTCAGACTATACTTAAAGAACAAAATAACCTTTGTTGGTTATGTTCAAAGGAGCTTGATAAATTTGAGCTTCATCACATGGAGTATGGAGATCATTCTGTGAATTCAGATAATTTAGTTGTATTATGTAAAAGTTGTCACAATAGAATACATAATATAACTGTAACTATAAATAAAAACAATGAACTTGAATTTCATGGGGTGGCTTTAGAGCTCCTTAAGAATAAATTAAAATAAGGAGAATAAAAATATGGCTATTACAAATTTCGATGAGATAGTAGCTACCGTTTCAGCTGTTAAACAATCTGCAGAGCATGGAGCAGGTGCTATCGGGACTTCATCTTTCGGTGCACCTCAGACTTTTAGACGAACCCAGGATGGGGTGATAATTACACAAATTAAGGTTGACCTTACTGGTCTTTACGATGGTGGTACAGCAGGTGATGGTATTGGTCTTGCAGCTGGTGGAGCTTGCTATATCGGACGTAACGTTGTTGCAACTAATGGGATTATTTTTAAAACTGAACTTTCTTTCATTGAACTACCTGCAGCTGGGGATACTAATGTTAGTGTTGTTCAGAATATATCTGGGACAATTGAAGGTGATGCAGCAGTAGGTGCAAGCTTTGTAGCTGGTACAAGTGCGGATAAGGTAGCTGGTGCAACATATCAGAACCTTACACCTGCATTAACTGCTAATTACTATTACTACCTACAGATTGGGGCATCAAGCGGGGCAGCATATACCGGTGGACAGGTGATTTTAACAACTTACGGTCATGCGGTAATGACTTAATAAAGGAGAAGAAAAATGGCAGTAACTAATTTTGATGAGATTGTAGCCACCATTTCTGCACCAGCTATTACAAGTACTGCTGGTGCTGGTTCAATCGGTACAGGGGCTGTTACAACTCCTGAGACTTATCGAAGAACCGAAGATGGAGTTATAATTACTCAAATTAAATTTGACCTAACAGGTCTTGCTTGTGTAGGAACAGCAGCTAATGATGTAATTGGACTCTCCGCAGGTGGGGCAGCTTATATTGGAAGATATGTTACCGCAGATTGTGGTATTGTGTTTAAAGCAAGAATGTCTTGTGTTGAAGTAGCAGCTGGTTCAGATACTATTACTCAGGATATCGATATAGCAACTAACGCAAGTGCTTTACTTGAGTATGATGGAGCAGCAAGTACTGGTAAATTAATTAACGGTGCAACAATGCTTGCAGGGCAGTCAGTGGAGAATCTAGTACCAGCAATGACAGCTAATGATTACCTTTATATTGTTGAAGCAGATACAGCTGGTTCAACTGGTGTTTACTCAGCTGGGCAGTATATTTTAACCATGTATGGACACGCACTTTTAGCTTAAGTTTAATTAATGCCTCCGAAAGGGGGCTTTTTTAAATTAGAATTTTTTAATATAATGGAGGAATTATGGGTTTTGGACCACAACATGAAACAGTTAGTGATGGAGCTGGTGGAACAATGGAACAAGCTAATTTTGCAACTGGTAAAGGTCAATCATTTCGAAGATGGTATAATTGTGAGATATGTGGTTTCTCTTATCCTGAGGATGAAGTAATTCTTGATGGTGACAAAGCTTATTGTTTAAGGTTTGATCATTATTTAGAGATAGATAAATTAAGTGCTGGTGAATTAAAGTTCGGTAGTAAATAATTAAGGAGTAATTTATGGCAGGTACAGTAGTTAATAATTTAGGTAGAAGTTTATATTTTAGTGCAGCAGGTGCTGATAGTGAAGTAACTGGTGCAATGGCAATTCAGGGATTTATCTGGTCAGGTGCAACAGCTAAAACAGATACTTTAACGTTTACAGATTCAAATGATAACATTGTTTTCGGACCGATTTTATCTGGAGGTATGGGAGTAGCTGGGGACACAGCTAAACCTATAGTTATGCCTTTTACAAAACCTATTTCAACTAATGGTTTGATATGTACTGTTCTTGGTGCAGGTACAGTTCATGTATTTTTAACTTAAGGAGTAAGTAATGACCTTAGATACAATAGTTACAGAGATATGGAAAAACCTTGGAGAACCTTCTGATTTAGATCCGGATAGTGATATTTCAGATGATGGTAATCCTATGCTTTGGCATGTGGCAAACTTAGCTCAGAGAAGAATAGCTTCTTATAAATCTTTAAGAGGTAGAATTTTTAGATTAAACAACTTAACAAGTGATATGTATTTTAAGAGTACAATAATCGAAGGAACTTTAACTGCGGTTGGCACTGTATCGACTATAGTATTTCCAACCGCTGATGTTGGTGATGGTGATGATAGATACAATGGATGGGTAGTTAAGAAAGGCACTGAATATAGATTATTAGTAGATTATGACGAAGCCACCCTCACAGGTACTCCTCATGAAGACTTTAATACAGCACCCGCAATTGGAGATACCTATGGACTATATAAGAAATTTAGTATATTATTAGAAAGTGATCATGCTTGGGCAGGAGAGCATTTAATTCTTCCATCAGTTACAGATCGTTGGAGATCTGATGGTAATTTGCTTGAGGTTCTTAAAATTACTGATCTTGAAAATGAAAGAACATTGGAGAAAGCAACCAGAGGTAAGGATTTTGTAG